TCATATGGTAGGCCATGAATTCACCCGCCCAGCTTGCTGCGCGTTGTAGGCTCGCTCACTGACTAAACCTACCCCCACTGCTCCGGCGGAAGACAGTGTGGGGTGAGTGGAGAGACAGCCCACCAGCAAAGTCTCGGCAAGACACATTCCCCAAAACGGGGAGACATTCCCCCAAACAGGGAAGATTGCTTCCCCGAAACGGGGATCCTGGCGTGATGCGGAACGGACGTTGAGCACAGCGACAGCCTTCTCAGTACCAATAACTTCCGCCACCTTTTTGAAGCGCTTGGACATCAGCGCAATTGAAGCATCGTCATCGGCTTTCTTCTGGTCCGGCACTTCTTTACCTGAAATGCTTAATAACGGCTTGCGCTCGGGTTATTGTGGAGGGTTGGTGGAAACTTCAGTTTTTGTGGGGCTGGGTGGTAGACCTTGCGGATTAAGCGCAGGTTTATACCCTGCTACCGATAAGGGTTCGCGGGTAGGCTTGCCGAGTTTGGCGCCGAGTTTCCACACCGAGAAGGTGACTACCGGCAAGCAACAGCGTAGGTGGGGCATATGTCACACATCACGCGGGGTATCCGCAAATGCGCTGAGGAGTTCCACCTATCTTGTATGAAAGGCCTCGGTATTTAGAGGCGAAAAACATGCTTTTTGATTGTCAGGTGTCATTGATGGCGGCAGAGCTCGCAGACTCCTTGTATGAAACACCGAGTTCCTTCATACAAGTATTCTATGTGAAAACAAGGAGCCCCCAATAATGCGATCACCAGGTAACCACGGGGTCACCTGGTCGGGTTATCCGGATAGATGACGGCCACCAGCGAGATCGCCTCTCTGGCAGGGCCGGTTTATTGCAGGTTGAGCTGCTTGCCGAAGCGATCCGGTGATGCCCAGCGGTATTCGCTGCGGTGGTGCTGAACTGGAAGGCCCCTGGCCGCAGCATCCCACCGGGGCCAAGGGAAAGGCCGATCATTTCTTGTTACCCCTGAAAAACATAGCCATCTGGCATCATGCTACGAGCGCTAATACCCTGCTGCCGCTTAAGTTCCTTTACCGCCTCTCTGGCTATCTCTTTTGGATCGGCCCCCGGCGGAGCGTTTATAGTCAGGTCGTACTGGTTATGATTTGTGATGGTTGTTGATCTCTTGCTTCCGGCTATTTTAGGAAGCGGGGGCAGTGATGGATTTGGAAGAGGAGCTGCGGTGTTTGCACCAGGCTCGCTACCTGAGCTGAAGCCAGCCCAGCTCTTGGTCTTTTCCCATGCGTCACCAATTTTATTTCCAGCACTTGTTACTGTGTTTACAGTTGAATTCCACGCACTACCAACCCCACCAGAAACAAGCGTTTTCAGCCCCTCCCAGCGCTTTTTAATGTCATCGATCAGGCCTTTGATTTTTTTAACCGCATAATCAAACTTGCCAACGATGTCATCCCACAGGGCGGTAAAAAATGGCTTCAAGGTATCCCAGTTTTCATATACGACGTATGCAAGACCAGCAATGGCGGTGATCGCCAATCCGATCGGGTTCATCAACAGTGCGCGCCCCATCCATATGATGGCCCTACCAACGAACCTGAACGCCTTGCCAAGTACGGTTAGCCCACCAGCGGCGGCTGTGCTTCCAACACCGGCCACGGTTGCCGCAGCTGATGTCTTGTAAAACAGGCCAACGATCGACAGCATCCCACCTTTCAGGAAGGTGAACGCGAACTTGGTGGCAAGAACAGCCAGTCTCATTGTTGTGAAGGCACCGGCAGCCATAATTACACCGCCCACCAGCTTGGGGTTTGCCGTAACAAAATCCCTTGTTGCTTGCACGACTGGCGTCAATTTATCCACCAGCTTGCCCACGGTCGGATCCAGCGCCCCGCCGATCGCCTTGGTCAGACCCCACACGGAGTTTGATAGCCCCTCGGTCTTTTCCTTGCTGCTGGCCATGACGGTTGCCCAGTCGCGCTCTACCACCCCTTGAGAATCGAGCACCTCCTGCTTGATCTTCTTGTACTCTTCGAGGTTTTGAAGCATGGGGCGAATGAAGTTCTGAACCTGCATGTCGCCAAACAGCTTGGATATCAGCTCCTGATCACCGCCCTTGGTAATGCGGTTGATCTCGGCAATAGCCGCTTCGATGGGGTTGGCTCCTGACGCTTGCGCATCCCGGATCACCTTGGATATGTTGCCGCCCATCTTCGCCGCCTTCTTGGCGGTTTCCTCTGACATGAGCTTGGAGAGGAAGTTGGACAGGTTGTTGGCGGCTTCTGACTCTGATTTTGCGCCCTTCATGGCAATCTGCAGCGCAGAACCCATGGTGGCCACAGCCTCGGTGCCGGTCATCTTAAGAGCTTGGAACGATGAACCAAGCCCGGGCAGCTCGGCGGCCATGGCCTTGAATTCAAAGTTACCCGCCTTGCCCGCCTGCACCAGCATATCCATGGCGCGTTGCATCTGGTCAGGCTTGACCTTGAGCGCATCGCCCATGGTGAACGAGGCGCGGGCCACATCCTCAATATCAGATCCGGTGGCTTTCGCCGTTTTACCGATGGACTTGAGGTTGGCTTGTGCCTCCCCGACTTTTTGACCGGCTGCAACCAGAAAGCCGAAGGCGTTCTTCATGTTTTCCTGGCTGACACCGGTTTGGTCTGAGAGGGTGACCATTGTGCCACCGAGATCAGCAACCTGCTTTTTGGTCATCTCAGCAGTCAGGCCGATCATCATCAGGTCATAGCTGAACTGCGATGATTGCTTGAACATGGCGAAAGATGGCAGTGCGATCGCAGCGCCTGCGGTTGCTGTATTGGCTATCTTCCCGCCGAGCTCACGGCGATCGGCCCCGTTCTCCCGCTGCTGACTCTTGATCCGGTTAAGACGCTGATGCGCCTCGCGCAGCCGGTCAATCTGGCTGGTAATAGCCACGTATTTTTGACGCAACCCATCCACATTACGGCCTTGCTTGCCGAATGTCTGGATTGACCGAGAAAGGAGCTTTTGCTGCCGTTCGGCATAGCGAATAGCGGAGCCAACCTCGTTGACTCCGCCCTTTACCGAACCAAATGCAGATTTGAGACTTGAGGCAACCGCCCCGCCGATGGTGATGGTTGCTGAGAGTTTTTTATTAGCCATCGTCTTTGGGCAGCCCCTTTATCCACCAGATAAACCGTGACGTGCGCAGGGCGCTGATCTCCGCCTTTGACCAGCCTGTGTGCAAGGCCAGCGCTAACACCCCTTGGCGGATGTATTCAGGTGCTAGTCGAGAAAAAAGGTGTAAACCCGCTGCAGACGACCATAGTCGCGCATCGGCAGCTTGCGGATATCGTCCGGCGCCAGCCCACACAGGTTGGCAAAGGCGGTGATCTCGCGGGTTGCATCGTTTCCAGTCATCTGGGCGGCGATCTCTTGATCACCCACGGTCGGCTCGCGCATGCGCAGCACAGACACTTTGGTGCCGCCAATGCTCGCCGGGCGTGACAAGGTGATATCGGCGCTGCCGTCATCGTTGATCTTCAGATATTCAGGGAGTTTGTTTTCCATGATCTCACCGGATTGAATGGATGAGCTGGCAGGCTTACCTGCCGGCAGGATTGACCTCGATTCCATGCAGAAATGTTTCAGACATGTGCGTGGCATCGATGGACACTGTTTCAAATCGTGCCGTTATCATGGCTTTGAGGTGTCGTCCCCTCCTCTTGGGGGATTTCCAGTGGTGGCAGCCACCAGCTGGCAATGGGTCACCTGATCAAGTTTTCCAAGATCCGGTCTGCCTCTGGCCACCCTTTACGCTCGCAACCCATCAGGTACCGAAGGGTTGCCAGAGACTCCTCCCGGCTGCGTGGTCGAAGTTCAGCCAGCAAGCCAAACACAAATGCTTCTCTGGCCCATGCCTCCATTCTGCTCTCGTAATAACCGCTGGCATCGCAGGCACGGCGCAACCGGTATAGATCGTCCCAGTAGGCCAGCTCATGCAGGCAATCACTCAGGGTGTGCGGCATCAACTCCGGCAGAGCTTTGAACCGCCCAGCCACCAGCACTGGCGGATACTCACATTTGACCAACTCCAGCCCGCGGAGCGCTTCCAGGCAGAACGCCTCTGCTGGTGTATCGTTCCACAACGCATCCCCGAATCGTCCGATGGCCTCGGCCCCTCTGGCTCGCCGGGTGATAGACTTCTCGGCCAGCCCATCCAGATCGGCAAACCCGATACTGCCAAGGCCTGCCATGATGTTTCCCCCTCTGGCCACCAGCCAGTTGCCGTAACGCTTCTCCAGCTCATCCGGTGGGGTAGTGATCCGCCCTGCCGCTTCTCTGGCTTGTTCAATTCGGGCGGGATCCCCGGTCTCTATCACCTGGCGCAACCAAAGCAGGGCATCGATCTCCCTGTCCCCTGTAACAACCTGCTGGGGTGGCAGCTCTTGAACCGCTGGCAATGTCTCCCCGCTGCGCTCTATGGGAGGCAATGTGAACATGGCCCGGTGCGTTGGGTTGTCAGTGAACAGCCCAGAGCGGCTGACGATGGCTTTCACCGTCCCCAGAGGGAGGCCAGCCAGAGAAGACACCTCACGAAGTGAATGATGGCGGCGCAGTTCGATCACCTGCTCTCGTTGTTCGTTGCTCAATCTCAATGCAACCCCCTGTTGCCTGAAAACTGTGATGTTGATCGCCTGCTCACGCTCTATAGCTTCAAAAAAGTGGTGGGAACGGTGGGAACAAGGGAACAATGCCCGCTAACCCGCGCCATGACTGGGTTTCTATGTTCCCACCAAGGCCTTGAGGTAGTGGGAACAGGTGGGAACAACCTCAACACGTGGCCTTTTTGTTCCCACTGTTCCCACCTTGTTCCCACCATATAGAGGACTAGGTGGGAACAGCGCTAACCCTTGATATATAAGGCTTGTAGGCTCACTAGGTAATCTTGTTCCCACTGTTCCCACCATTTTTGCCTTGTTTCTTACGCGCGCGCATGAGGCAGGAAGGAAAAGGGCTACACTCGGCAGCCCTCCATTTTCTTCCCCGACACGCCTGTCATGGTTTCTCTGACATTGTCAGATTTCCTATGACACTCAGATACATCCCACTCACTCAGGTTCTTATTGGGGTTGGGGTCAATTTGGCTGCCATCCCATACTTCTGGCTGGCGTTACTCGTCCTCCAACCCCTCCGCCTCGTCAGCCAGTACGCGCTCTGTCAGCAGATACGCCCACACCGAACCACTCATGCCGGGTAGCCTTGCCTTGCGCTGGAGCCGCCTCTTGTCCTTGCCTGTCAGCAGATAGCCAGCCTCGAGACACAAGAGCGCCGCTCGCTTGGGATCTCGTCCCTTGGTGATCTCGGCCCACCCTGGGGGCAGCACAAAGAAGCTCACTCCGTCAGACTCAGCCTTACGGTATCCAACCATGTTGGCCGGACGGTGGCTGGTGTCGAACCAGTCAGCAAAGCGGGTGTATTGGTGGGCTGTGACGAACCCGCGCACCTGCTCCAAGGTCGCTGCGTCCTCCTTGTTGCCAAGGTGGCCACGCTCTGCCAGCCACGCTTTGAGGCAGACCCGCACCGCTCGCAGCGCCTCCCCATCGGGCCAGCCTGTGACCCCCAGCCGGGTTGCCAGCTCACCGGCAGCCGCCACCAGCGCGAACCGGTTGATGGCGCGGCCTACCTGATTGCCCGCCCCCTTCGGCGTCAGTTCGGCGGCCAGGCGCTTTATCTCGCCACGCAGGCGCTCGCTGTGCGCATCCAGATCCCCGGCCAATGCCTCGGCATAGGTTCGAAACGCGCTGCCGTGTTGGCTGTCGCTGTTGGCTTTGAGCGTGTCGGCGAAGGTGCGCCCGCTCTCCATACCATGTAGCCACTCAAACGCCCCGTGGTGGCCGGTGTCGCTCGGGATCTGGATTGTGCGCACCTCCATCCCCGCCTGGGTGCGCTGGCCTGCGCTGGCGGCGTGATCTTCAAGGCTCAATTCCCCGGTGGAGAGGAACAACAAGCGCCACGCCTTGCGCTCTCTCAGCTCCCCATCCTGCTTGCTACGGCCTTTGCCTTGCCCGTTGGCCAGCATGTAGGCCACTTGCCCAGCCTCTTTGCCGTCCAGCTCTCCCAGCTCATCTAGGCAGAGCAAGGCATCATTGCGCCGACTGGCGATCCCCTCGATGGCGTTACCGGTTGCTCGCCATGTCTGGCTGTAGCGATCCGGGTTGCCATAGACACTGGCCGCGGCCTTCATGATGGTGGTCTTGCCGTCTGTGCTCTCCCCCTTGAGGTGGAACCCACCACCCTCCATACCTACCAGAGTCAGCAGTGGGGCTGCGAAGGCGAGCGACAGCGCAAAGCACAGGCGGGAGTTACCCACGGCCAGCGCCGCAACCCCCTGTTGCCACTCAGCCAAGGTACCGCGTTCGGTAAAGTCGCTGGCTGCGTATCCAGTCGTTTGCAGGATCACCCCATCAGCATCAGGCCCTATTGACCCTTGAGGCAGTACATAGGCCCGCCCATGCCAGCCGGTACGCTCCACACAGGTGATCCGGCGCTCAGGCTGACAGCTCATCAGGTAGGCATTCAGCTTGCGCTTGTGGCCCAGTTCGATGAATGGCAAGCCCGCATCCAAGAGGGCGGCAAATACCTCGTCACCGTTGCGCGGTACCAGGGAGCGGACAGGCATTGCCCACTGGCGAGATCGCCCAGCACTATCCAGCCATTCCAGTAACCGGCCATAACCCCGGCCTTGCTCGTCAGAGGTTTCAGCCAGTACCCAGATCGGACTGGAGATCGGTACCCACTCCTGGTGCGCATCCTCGCCCCGACCAACCATCATCAACGCACAGAGGCGATCACCCCGGATCTCGAACCCCTCCGGCAACCTTTGCCCGCTCACCGTGCTGGTGGCTTGCTGCTCGGCGTGGAGCGGGATCACCTCTGCCGTTTCCTTCTGGCTGGCGCCTTGGGTCTGCTCAATGGACAGACCCTTTTCGCTCGTCTGATTGCTGGTGGCTGGTGCGGTGCTGGCGCTCATGATGGCCTCTCGTGTCTTGGTCAGCCCATGGGCTTGGTGGTAGTCGTTCCAGTCACAGGCAACCGGTGGCAGGGCCACCAGCCCACCTACGGCTGCAGCTGCTTGCTCGGCCTTGGTCTTGCCGGGATTACCCTCGGTGCCTTCGTCATTGTCGCCACAGAGCAGGATCCGGGCTTCTGGGTGCTGGCGGCGTGCAATCTCTGCCACGGCCTGCAGGTTACCGGCATCCATGGCGCAATAGACTGTCGCTCCAGTTGCCGCCTGGACAGACAGCCCCGAGGCATATCCCTCCACCACGGCCACCAGCTCCCCACCATCGATACGGTGGAAAGCCCCGGCCTTCTGGCCGCCAGGCAGGTAACGCTTGTCCCCCTCTGTGTTGATGAGCTGAACGTTAACCAGCTCCCCCACCTCATCCCACAGGGGCACCACCAGCGAACCGGGTTGGTATGTCAGTTCGCCCACTGCGATGACCCGCTGAGTGAGCGGCATAGCCAAGCCAGACAGCGCCTTACGTTCCAGATATGGGCTGACCCCTTGCTTGATGTCTGCCGAGATGCTGGTGGCCCTTCGGGCGGCCTTGCGCCGTTGTTGCTCCGCCTGCTTGTGCTCTTGCTCCGCCCTGGCCTGTTGTTGCTGGTGGATCTGCTCACGCGCGGCAGGGTCAAGACCGCCATCCGATAAGCCCACCAGCGGGGCGATCAGCTCGGCGGCCTCTTTGGGCTGCCTGCCGGTCACCTTACCCACCAGATCCAGTCCATCCCCATTCCCGCACTGGTTACAAATCCAGGTGCCACGCCCAGCCTTGTCATCCAGCCGGAACCGGTCCTTACCTCCACAGGCAGGACATGGACCATGCTTGCCACGGCGCGGGATGTCGATACCGACAGCAGCCAGCAGATCAGGCCAGTGGCCACAGGCCGCGGCGACCACATCAGAGACAAAACGAGGCCCTGTGACCCCCCTGATCGCCGAGGTCATCGTTCACCCCCTGTCAGTACGGCCACCAGCTCTTTGAAAGCCCGTTCATCCAATCCGGCTTTGAGTTCCCGCGCTTGATTGGCTGTCACGGCCACTGCGGCGCCGTTGGCTTGGGCAATAAACCGATCTCGGTCTGTTCGCCAACTAAATGCGCTCAGGCTGCCGACTTGTGAGCGTTTGCCGGTGCGTGGGTTGATAGGGCCGGTGAAGGTGGGCTGTTCACTACCGGTTGCCCATGCGAAGTAGATCATGCCTTGCCCCCCTTGGTCGGCTGGTGGGGAGGCTCATCAGGCTGGCTGATCAGTGTCACCATAACCGGCTTGCCATTCACTATGCGGCGCACACGGCGCAGGGAGAGGTCTGCCAGTTCGGCCAAAAACTCGGGGCTCGCCTTCTGCTTGGTCGTTCTCATGCTTAGGTCCTCCCTGTCGGAGTGCGGGACATGAATACCAAAGGCAGGCCAGCCAGAGCGATACGGGCTTGTGCTTCGGTGTCAGCAACGGCGGTAATGGTGCGGATACGGCGCAGGTCTGCCAGTCGGCAGGCGCTCGAGGCGATCAGGAAGGTGAAGATCATGGTATGAATCCTTGGTTTTGATAGACCAAGGCGGATCGGGTAGCCGCAAAGCAGTGCCAAACCAAGGAAGGCACAGTGGGGGCGTTTTCTTTGGCTCCCGACCCATGCCCCCAAAACTGGATAGATCCCCGGCAGGATGCCGGAGACGGGGGAAGAGGTACGAATTGTCCTTGGTTTAGTCACAGCTTTCGGGTGCTTAATCCGCCAGCCACGCCGCCACTTGCTTAAGGTGACGACAGGGAAGATCGTACCGTGTCGCACGGTATCAGGCAACCCTGTCCGCTCGAATTTGGGCAAGGCTTCGCCCTGGGCTCTGCGCCCATTGGTTCTCATATTCATGGTTTATCCCTTACGCGGCGGGCTGGTGGTTAGATGCTGGCGTCTTTGTCGGATATGGGAAGCGTGCGATGTAGCTCGACACATGCCCCTGGCTCAATGGCTGGGCCCCGCGCTGCCTGCGCTTGAGGTTCACCAGTTCAACCAGCTTTCTGGCCTGAGCGCGGTCGGCGACCCAGTAGCGCTTGAAGCGGGCCACGCCATCGCCACTATGCTGGTGGCTGAAATACTCATCGAGAATAGTGATCCCGTGATGGCGGCGCAGTTCGCTGATCGAGTTCCGTGGATTGAGGTCATGTAGCCCTGCCAGAGCCGACAGTGAACTGATCCCATCGGTGCCATTCTCAACCAGATGGAGGGCCACCAGCTCGATCTTGGTAGCGTCTCTGGCTGCCTTGGTGGTAGGATCCCAGTGCTGACTGAGGGTCGTGCCGTTCTGCGGTGCGGCCTTTTCTTTTTTGCTCATCATCGCCCCCTTATGCCGCTTGGCCTTGAGCGTCCATCCACCGGCGCACATCCTCCACCCGCCAGGCAGTTACACGCGACCCCAGCTTAATCGGCTTCGGGATTTTGCCATCTGCGGCCCAGCGCCATAGAGTCACCTCGGCGATCCCCAGCATGGGGGCCAAGATTTTTGCTCGGACATAACCCTCTGCGGGCAGAACTCGAGGTTGATGAGATTGATGTTTTGACATGGCTTATTCGCTCCCGTGATGTATTACCCTATCGAGAGCGATTGAAGCATGAGGAAGCGCGTTCTCTATGTACGGTACAAGTTACCTCACGGGAGGTGCTGGTACCGTACAGTCTGTAGACCCACCAGCATCACGGCTTAGCAACGCTTATAAACTTCGTTTCTACCCTCCGCCGCACTCAATAAACGCTGGATAGATTCCCGTGATAGGGGAGCGTCATTCCCCCCAAACAGTTCATTCGAGTGATCCCACAAAGCATTGGCCCAAGCAACATAGGTCACGCATTCATCAGGCCATCTACTGCGCGCATGAAGGGCTGCAACAAGCACGCGCTCTCTGGTAGAAGCATGGTATTCCGCGGTTGGATGTGGCTGAGACTCCTCCATATATGGGTTGCCCCATTCTCGGCGTGATTCGCTGGTTACCTTGCTCATTACATTGCCAGACTTCATATGCGCCTGAATTTTTAACAGATCTTCACGCACCACGCGCAACCGCTTTTGCATATTGGGTATTACAGCGCCACTAAGATCGACCCCTAACGGGTCCCCCTCTTTCCACCATTGAGGCAATTCATTACCCACAAACCTAGTAGTGAGAGTCCAGCATATGTCCTCATGCATGGGGGGCGATTGTATTTGAGCAATATCGTAGGGAGTAAGCGCCCAGAGTCCGGTAATATTTACCTCCCGATGCCGCCAGCCATCTTCTGGCCGCGGCAAACCTATGGCGGCATTGTATTGATATCCCCATTGGTAATAGGAGCTTTCTCGACCACCATCTACTGTCGGCAGACTATTAAAATTCGTTGGTGGTTCTTCGTGATGAAAATGTATTTCATCAACAAATATCGCATAGTCTTTACCGGCAATTTCATAGTCATAAAATTCGGCATAGAGCGTGATGGCCCCTACTGCGGCCCAGTGATAAATATCCTCAACTTCACAAGTTAGTAGCCTTGCAGCTCGCTCTGGGGGGCAAAATTCAAGAGGGGCTAATGGGGGTAATCCTGTTGCTGGCTGTTTTTGTGGTTGTTTTGCCATTGCGTTCACCTTCTAACGCACCCTTGAAATGGTCGCCGGGTCAGGCGGGCAAGGCGTCCCGCTCTTCGATCGGCCAATCTAGGCCCGGCAAAGTCGTTACACCGCTCGGTTGAAATTCACAGGGCGCACATTGCCACCTTGTTGGGATTCGTAGAAGTCAGCAAGCCACTGCAACAGCTTGCGGCGGTCATCCAGATACTCGGCCCGGTGATAGGCAGCCCGCACCTTATTGCGTTCAGCGTGGGCCAGCTGGCGCTCGATAACGTCCGGATCAAAGCCCTCTTCGTTCAAGGTGGTGGATGCCAGAGCCCTGAACCCATGAGGAGTAGCAACGCCCGCATACCCCATCCGTCCCATCGCATAGCTCAGGGTGTTCTCACTCATGGGCTTGGTCAGGTTGCGCTCACTGGGAAATAACAGATCACAATGACCGGTGAGCTGGTGGAGCTCATCAAGGACAGCCAGCGCCTGCCGGGATAGTGGGACGATATGCTCTGAACGCATCTTCATCCGCTCAGCAGGGATCCGCCACTCTGCCCGCTCCAGGTCGAATTCATCCCAGCGGGCAAAGCGCACCTCGCCCGGGCGGGTCATGGTCAGCATCAGCAGATGGAAAGCAAGGCGAGTAGCAGGGTTCAGGGGCTCAACAGCAAGACGGCGGTAGAACTCTGGTAGTTCCGCCCGGGGCAATGCTGGCCGGTGTTCTTTCTTGGCGGCTTTGAGTGCCCCTTTCAGGTCTTGAGCTGGGTTGTAGCTGGCTCGGCCTGTCTGGATGGCATAACGCATGATGGCACTGATCCGCTGCAGCACTCGCCCAGCTGTTTCGGTCGCTCCGCGCTTCTCAACTTTCCGCAGAGCCTCCAGCATCATGGGGGCGGTCAGTTCAGCAACAGGAACAAGCCCAAGATCGGGGAAGGCATCGACCTCCAAGGATTCGATTACCCGAGTGGAGTGGCCTTGGCTCCAACGGGCAAGCTGGCTTTGGTGCCACTCCCGCGCCAATGCTTCGAAACTGCTTTCGCTGGCCAGCCGACTAGCAACCTTGCTTTGCTTGCGGACCAAGCCGGGATCAACGCCATCGGCGATCAGGCGGCGGGCATCATCCCGCTTAGCTCTCGCCTCTTTCAGTGACACCTCTGGATAGACACCCAGGGCAAGCGCCTTCTCTTTGCCACCATGGCGATACTTGAGCCGCCAGTACTTACCAGACTGATTGACCAGCAGGAACAGTCCCTTCTCATCGGAAAGCTTCTGAGGCTTGCCGCTGAACTTGGCTTGCCTGGCTGCGGTATCGGATAACGGCATGGGGGTATCTCCCGTCTCTGCTTGGGGGTACTTATCGCATGCTGGGGGACAAAAAGTGGACACTCTGCGGGCCTGTAACGGCGCGGGCTGGTGGCCTGAGGGGGTACTTTTTACCCCCATCTGGACTGATACCCCCAGATGTACCCCCGGCAATGGGGGTATGTCATGAGGCTATATGATACGACAGGAAATAACAAAAAACCCGCAGAGCCTTAAGCTATGCGGGTTTCAGGTCTGCCGTGATACGGCATGAAACTGTAATATGGTGCCCGGGGTCGGACTCGAACCGACACGGTTATTCACCGGCGGATTTTGAATCCGCTGCGTCTACCGATTTCGCCACCCGGGCAACTGCGAGGGATTATACGAATGGCGCGATGCCATGCAAGGTGTTTTTCGATTGAACACTCCCGTTTGTTCATTTATTCAACGCCTTGCCGATGCGGGGCCAGTTACATAGAATGCCGCCATCATCTTAATGGAATAAAAACGATGGCCAAGCCTAAAAAAGTCCAACAAAAATCCCCCTCTCCCGCCACTCAGCCATACCCGTCAGCAGGTCTGCTGCGTCGCCTCGGCGCTCTGATTTATGATGCGCTGGTGGTGACTTCGCTGCTGATCATCGCCGGCTTTATCGGCATGGGTGTCGCCAAGCTGTTGCTGATCACCGGCATGGCAAGCGTACCGGCGGGTGAAGATACCGTCTGGTTGCTGACCCGCCACCACCTGAGCCTGATCTACACCCTGTGGCTCGCCTTCGTCATCTGTGGTTTCTACACCTGG